ATACGAGTAACTTATATCAAAAAAGGGGTTTATATTAATATTCAAGGATTTATTCAATTAACAAGGTCGTCAGGAACTTTGACCGACTTTAATGTATCTTTAAAAAATAAAGCATATATATTAAATGGTGACACAACAATTGAAATATATGCACCTTGTATGTTGCAAGAAGGGAATGGACGGGTTTCAAATCAAGGTAATATTGCATTTAAAGATACGTTGTATTTTACCCCACTTACTGCAATTTCTAGCGGGACAACAATTAATGTATTTTTTACACTTGGTTACCAAACTGAAAATTTACTTTAGATACTTAAACAAAGCTATTAAACATAAAACACCTATTGAAATAATAGGTGTAAAAAAAACAGATAATACGATAAATAAAATTATGTAAATAATAATCATTTTGTATAGTTTTTAAAGTGTTGTTTAATAATATCACTACAAATTTTGCTCAAAGAACCATGTTTTAAACTATGTTCTTTAAGCATTTTTTTATATTTAGGGTTTATGTAAAAACAAACCCTACATTGACCATTGTATAATTTTTCTTTATTTTCCATTATATTATTTTACCGTGCTACAATATTAATTAAAATATTTTTTATTTGCAATATTGTTGCATGAATTATGTCTACTGTATCAATCCCGATTCAAACACGCCTATAATGCTTATTAATAAAGAAATAGGCGGTTATGAAGGTGTGAGCGGTTCGCAGTTTCAAAACGAACTTACGGCATTGGATTTAATGGGTAAAGAATCAATTGAGATTCATATAAATTCAACAGGGGGAAGTATTATAGAGGGATTTAGTATTTATTCAGCTATTGTGAATTGTAAAACGCCTGTTAATACTGTAAATGTTGGACTTTGTGCAAGTACAGCCTCATGGTTATTTTTAGCAGGGAAAAAATGCACTATGATGGATTACGCTTTATTAATGGTTCACAATCCATATAATGCGAATAGTTCAGAATCAGAAGTTTTAAGCCTATTTAAAAACTCTATTGTAAATATGATTTGCAATAGAACAGGAATTGAAAGCAATTTAATTTCTGATATGATGGATAGCGAAACTTGGATGGATTCAAGTACCGCAAAAGAAATGAACTTATGTTCTGATATTAGAACAGTAAAGATAAAATCTAAGCCTATTTTAAGCAAAAATTTAAACGCTTATAGTGAGGCTTTCAATTTTGTAAATCAATTAATTAAACCAATTCCACAAATGGACTACTCAAAAGTGTGCAATAAGCTTGGTATAGTTGAAAACTCAAACGAGGATTCAATTTTAAAAGCTATTGATTCAGCTTTAGATAATTCAACTAAAAAAGCGAATGAGTTCGAGAATAAGGCTAATTTATTAGTAACTGAAAACGAAACTTTAAAAGCTAAATTAGTAGAGTTTGAAAACAAAGCGAAAGAACAAAATGTATTTTCAGCTAAAGCATTAGTTGAAAAATACTCAAATAAATTAACAGCTGAATCAATCCCTGTTTGGGAAAATAAAGCGGTTGAGGATTTTGAAGGAACTGAAATTTTATTAAAATCTATCCCTTTCAACAAGGTAGGTGTTGATGTAGTTGAAGCTATTGCAGAAGTAAAAAAAGAATTACCAACAAACGCATTTTATATGCTTAACCAATTAAATAACAAATAATCATGGCATTAACTATTTCAGATACTTCATACGCAGGTACAGTTGAAACTGGCTTTATGATTACAAAAGCAACTTTCGGTATGAATACCGTTAAAAAAGGAGTTGTTTATGTAAAAGACGGTATTAAAAAAACACACAACATTCCAAATGTTGACATTACAAATGTACTTCAAACATACGGGGCTACGCCAACAAGTGCGGGAACTTTCGTAGTTGATAAAGTTACATTAACGCCTTCAAAAGCTATGGGATATGTAGAGTTCAATCCGATTGACTTTCAAGATCATTTCTACGCTGAAGAACAAAGCAAAACATTACTTGCAAGAGAATTGCCCGTAACTGCTGAAAATGTTATGATGCAATTGTTTTTAAACAGACAATTTGAAGCGATTGAAAAAGGTATGCACGTAGGGTCTAAAGGTTATACGACTGCATTAACAGGATCTGGTGCAAATTCTCAAATTAAATATTTTGATGGATTCATTAGAAAAGCATTAGTAGCTGGGACTTATTTACCTGTAGGTTCTCCTTCAGCGATTACAAGTGCTAACATCTTAGCTAAATTAGACGCTGCAATAGCTTTGCTTCCTTTGTCTATTTTGTCAGACGATGCAAGATTTGAAAAAGTTAAATTTATGCTTTCTCCTTTAGATTGGCAAAAATTTGAAATCGCTTCTTTAGCATTGACTAACAAAGGTAGAGATGTAAATGGTGTAACAGTTGCTAATTATAGAGGTTTCAATATCGTTACTTTAGCAGGTATACCGGAAAATACATTCTATTTAGCCAAGGCTACTTCTTCTTTAGATTCTAATCTTTGGGTTGGTACTAACGCAGTTGAAGATTTACAAATTGATTTACAAAAATTACAAAACAATTCAAGTTTGTATTTTATGAAATCTTTATTTGCTTTTGATGTTCAAATTGCAAAAATGGAAGAATTTATCATGCACACTACTAAAGTTGTTGGCGATTTCGTAGCTTAATAAAATGAAAGAGGTTTTAAATGAGTTCACAGCATTAACAGGGTTATATGTTGCTGAAAATGGAGATTGGTATTTTGAAGAGCCAAAACACATTGAAACCAAATTCATGAAAAAAGCTGAAATTTTAAAAATTAAATAACATTAAAAAAGGTGGTTAAAAGCCACCTTTTTTTTTACTAAACTTATAAAATCATGGCATTAAATAAAGTAGGCTTTACACTCGGACAGGGTGGTTTAGGCAGACCAGTACAAGGAACAGACCATATAAGCGGTTTTGTCTTTGGTGGGCTTGCAAGTCAAAAATTGTTTAGGGCAACATCTACACAGGATGCAATAGACAACGGAATAAACCTTACATACGCAGACGAAACTAAAGCAACAGCAACAAGTACAATTACAAATATTGGAGTAAATGGCGAAACTTATAATGCTTCGGTAACACTACCAACAGGCGAGGTTGTAGTGATTGCTGAATATACTAAAGTTGCTGGAGATACAACAGTAACACTAGTTGCAACGGCTATAAAAGACGACTGTAATAAAAAAGGTTATACAACAGGTTTTACAGCAACGAGTGCCTTAGGTGTTGTAACATTTACAGCCAAAGAGGGTTTAGGTACATATCTAAATTCAGCCGTAAAAATTACAATTACATTAAGTGCAACGCCTACAATCGCGCAAACATTAGTTGATTTTACAGGCGGTGTTGCTTCGGTTTTAGCCCCTTCATTCTATCATATTCAAGAATATTTTAGAGTAAACCCAACAGGTGTATTATATTGCGGTGGTTTTGTTACTTTAGCAACAGATGGAAGCGACATTTTAACATTACAAAACTATGCAAATGGAGAATGTAAGCAAATTGCATTTTATGAGCCTTTAGTAACATTTGCAACAAGTAAAGTAACGGCTTTACAAACTATTGCAAATACTTTATTGACTGATAAAACGCCATCACAAATCATTTTAGCGAATAATTTAAACGGCGTTACATTATCAGCATTGACAAACCTTAACGCTCTTACAGGTACTTCGGTTTCAGTTTGTATCGGTCAAGATGCTGGTAAATTAGGGTTAACACTTGCAAAAGGTAACGCAAAAAGTATTACTTGTATTGGTGCTATGCTTGGTGCGGTTTCATTGGCAAACGTTCAAGAAGATATTGCATGGGTTGGTAAATTTAACATTTCAGATACATTAGAACTTGAAACTTTAGGCTTTGCAAATGGTGTTTTAGTTTCAGACCAAACAAAAGTATTGTTAGACCAATTAAACGACTTTAGATTTGTTTTCTTAGTAAAACAAAGAGCAATTGCAGGAAGTTATTTTAACGATTCTCATAATGCTTGCGTTGTTAGTTCTGATTATGCTTACATTGAAAATAATAGAGTTATAAACAAAGCTATTAGATTCTTAGATGTAGCGTTAACGCCTTACCTAAACTCAAATATAGACCTAAATTCAGACGGTACTATTTCAGATTTAAGTATTGAAGTATTTACAAGTGCTTGTAATGTAGAACTTGAAAGCATGAAAAGAAATAATAATATTTCTGATTATTCAGTTTCAATAAATTCAGCACAAAATGTACTTTCAACAGGTCTTTTGACTATTGGTGTTGTCTTGATTCCTAAAGGAGTTGCAAGAAATATAAACGTAAACATTGGATTTGCCTTAAAACTATAATAACATGGCTACAAGTGTAATGAAAAACGGTATAAACTACTCATGGAGTAATATATCAATGATTTTGTTTGGTAATGTTGTAATCGGTGTTTCTAAAATTGAATACAACGAGAAACAACAAAAAGACAATAACTACGGATGGGGAGATAAACCTATTTCAAGAGGTTATGGGAACTACGAATATAGCGGCTCAATGGAACTATATTTAGACGAATGGAAAAGGATAATTTCAGCAAGTCCAGACCGTTCTCCTTTAAATATTCCACCTTTTGAAATCACTGTTTTATTCGGTGGCTCAAGGGTTGCATTTTCTAAAGATGTTTTACAATATGTAGAGTTCTTAGAAAATCCTTTAGATGCTTCACAAGGAGATTCAAAATTGATGGTAAAAATCCCTATTATTATAGGAAATATTACAAGATAAAACTTTTGTTTGTCTAAGGTTGAAAATTGGTTATGCAACATTATTGCATAACCTTTTTTTTTATTTATATTTGCGTATGACAAACATTGAACTAAAAGAAAAATATCCTAACCTTGCATATATCGTTGAGGTTGAAGGGAAAAAACTTTACTTAAATAAAGTAAATCGCTATGTATTGAGTCCAGTAATGGCTAAAATAGGGCATGACCCTTTAATAGCTTATGAAGATTTAATAAACTCTTTAGTTATTCGTGAAATTTCAGACATGGAGGTTTTAAACGACGATGAATTATTTTTGAGTGCGGTCACTCAATTACAGCAAATTGTGGATTTAAAAAAAAGCACGATAACGAAATTATAGAGTATTACGAATCATTATTAAAAAATGATGGCGTATTAGAGCAAGCAGACGCTTTGATACGCTATTATTTTAAAATAGATACTGATTTAATTGACGACACTAAATTTTATGAACTATACGCTAAATTGCAGTGGGTTCTAAAAAATAAACAAGATGGCTAACAGCGAACAAGCACAATACATTATTGAATTAAAAGATTTAGTATCAAGCAAACTTGATGCTATGAATAGCCGTTTAGATGCAACAGCTTCAAAGTTCACTAATGTAAAACAAAGTGCTGAAAATTCAAGTTTCGGATTAGGTAAACTCGGAGCAATCGCAGGCGGACTTTTTGCCGTTTCTAAAATTCAAGAATACGGAAGTGAAATTTTACAAGTCGGTTCTAAATATGAAAGTTTAGGTATTCAAATGAAAAACCTAACAGGTTCAGCAGAGGCAGGAGCTGAAATGTTTAGAAATATACGTTCAGATGCTTTGACTTCTCCTTTTGGAGTTGATGAATTAGCAACGGCAAACACTATGCTTAAATCAACAGGTTTAAGCGCTGACGATGCAAGAAAAGACATATTAGCATTATCCAATGCCGTAGCTTTTGCGGGTAAAGGAAACGATGAGCTAATAAGAATGTCTGCAAATATGCAACAGATTAAAAATATAGGAAAAGCTTCGGCTTTAGATATTAAACAGTTTGGCTACGCAGGCATTAACATTTACGGGGCTTTGGCAAAGGCAACAGGTAAAAGTACATCGGAAGTAAAAGGCATGGAGATTTCGTATGAATTACTTTCAAAGGCTTTAAGGGTTGCACAAGAGGAAGGAGGGGCGTTTTATGGTGGTTTGTCAAGTATGGCAGACAGTACAAGCGTTAAGGTATCAAACTTAGGAGATATTTCTAAAGAGATGTTTAATGATTTGTTTTTGGCTATGAAACCTGTAATTGATGCAGGAATTAGTGGATTTACAAGCTTTATTGGAGTTATTAGGGATTCTATAAAGTGGATTCAAGAAAGTACAAATGTATTTAAAGCCTTAGCTATTACAATTGGATTAAGTGCAACGGCTTTTGCTTTGTTTAATGTACAAATTGGGATAAGTGCGGTATCCTTAATGGCTTTCAACGTTCAGGTTTTCTTTTCTACTATTGCAACAGGTGGTTTAACTATGGCTATGAAATTATTTGGTATTACGGCAGGTGTAGCGTGGGGAGTTGCTACACTTGGACTTTCAGCATTAATAGCAGGTATTGTAATCGCTTACAATAAATTTGAAGGCTTTAGAAATTTAGTTGATGGATTAGGTAGATTTATTAAAGAAATGTTTTTTACCTTATTGGAAGGGGCTAAACTGTTAGCAGGTTTTGGAGATGTAGACACATTTTTAGAACATGGAAAAAAGATGGGTACAGCTTGGAGCGATGGATTTTATCAAGGCACATACGACGGACACCAATTACAAGCGCCTAAAGGCATAATGGGAATGAGTTTAGGTTTTGATGAAAAAGGCATAAGAAAAGGCGAAGATACATTATTAGGTAGAATAAAAGGCTATGCAAATATAAAGCAAAATAATAAAACAAAAATTGAAACTACTGAAAACAAAAAACTTGCTAAAACATACGAAAACAAAATAACCAATATCACTATTGGTAAATTAGTGGAGGGCTTAAATGTTCATGTACTTGAAACTAAAGAAGTAGCACCTAAACTAAAGGAAATGATTACAAGATATTTGATTGAAGCTACTAACGATGTAAACATAGTTCAAAACTAATGGATTTATACATACCTCAAACACCTCAACAACTAAGCGACCAAGTAAATTTAACCGTTACTACATTTGGACTTTCAGCAATTGATTATCAAATCTATAAAACGAATATTGATAAATTAACGGCTAATGAATCTAAAGAAGAAAACAGGGTAACAGGTAGCCAATCAAATTTAGGTAGTGCTGTATTCTCAAATCTTATATTCAAAGCAAGAACGTACAAAGATAACGATTTAAAAGACGTTACAACATTTGAGGATGATGTTATACTTGATTGCGTTTTATTTGACGTAGCACAATCAAAAACGATAATTACAACACCAATACAGGGTTTTAACGGTACAGTAAAAGAGTTTATTTCTGATGGAGATTATACGCTAAATATTAAAGGAGTTATAAACGGAACAAAAAACGGTGTATATCCATTAACGCAGGCAAAGAACTTATTTGAAGCCTTAAAAAGTCCGATTGAATTAGAGGTTACAAGTTGGTACTTAAATGAATTGTTTGGTATTACTCACGTAGTAGTAACCGACTTTCAATATAACCAAGTACAAGGAAATCAAACAGCGGTAATCTATGAAATACAAGCTATTTCAGATAGACCGATTGAACTATTTTTAAATAAAAGATAATGCTTAGATTAATTTCAAAAATAACTATTGAACAAATGACCGATTGGCAACCAACGGCAGAAGTTACTATTGAAAGAAATGAAAAATATGTATTTAATTTTGTTAACGAATTAGAAATAGTTTCTAAATGGAACGCCCAAACCGATACTTGTAAATTTACTTTTCCGAGAAATATGTATTTTGAGGATGAAAAAACAGGTACTAAAGTAAATTTCACAGGTAGAAATATAATTTTTGGAGATACACCGCCAATAATTCAAAGAGGGGATAAAATAACGGTTGAACTTGGGTACACTTGGTTTGATGGTATTAAAGATGTAAATGAATTAAATAAAGAGTTTGAAGGTTTCGTGGTTCGTGTTTTTACTGATACACCATTACGAGTTGAGTGTGAGGACAAAATGTTTTTATTAAAACAATTAACGCCAAAGCCTAAAATCTACTTAAATAAAGATTACAATATTGAAACCATGATTAAAGAAATGGTTTCAGCCACAAAAACAAAAAACAAAAAACACCAATCTGAAATTGATAAATTAAAAGTTCGTGTTTCTATTAAAACTCAAATAGGGGATTTTTACAGCGAAAACGAAACAATAAGCCAAGTTTTAGCAAGGTTAAGAAAAGATACACACACAAATAGTTATATTAGGGGTAATGAATTAAGATGCTCGGCTATTGTTTATTATCCAGAGGACCAAAAAGACATTTATTTA